TCTATTTGTTTTCCCGAGACGTTTGCCCCAAGTGTTGCAACCGCAGGAATTCCTAGTTGATCAAGTCTAATCACATCGAATGAAGACTCTACAACATATACTATATCAGATTTCTTGACACGATGCAAGTTAAAAAGAGTTTTGCTTTTAGGAAGCCCTGGAGTATTCTTAAAGTCTTTACCCTCAACAGATCTTCCAACAAATCCTAGTGGCACTCCATCTGGACTGTGCACTGGCACAGTAACCATGTCTTGTTTTTCAGAATATCCTAAAACAAACTTGTCGCAAGACTGCTTAGTTAATTTACGATATTGAAAATAATTCTTAGCCCTGTCAGATGAAGTAAGATTATTGTGAAGTCTTTTAATAATTAATTCATCAAATGGTTTATATTGTTCTTCCTTTACTAAAGCACGGTCAATCTCCACTGCAAGATTGCTTTCTTTTTCCTTGCTCTTTATAAATCTTGCTGCTTCAAAATATGTCCTGTTAGATGTGTGCATTACTAACTCTATTAGATCTGCAGACTTTTGACATGAAAAACAAAAGAACATTCCGTTCGTCTTGTGTACTTCTCCTGCTGGTGTTCTATGATTATTGTGAAATGGACAAAAGATTATAAAGTCTGCATCTAGTTCTGACTCGATTGTTGTGCCTGATCCAGTGATGACTCGCTTGACTTGTTCGGCTGTATAAGGACTGGATTGGTCCCGTCTACCCCTGCTATGCATTCGCTCTTCCTTTTCCCTGCGTAAACTCCGTGTACAGATAATTCAAATTCAAAAAAGTCTTTACTATCATTATACAGTAAGGTGAAGTCTGGGTCAAGATCAATTCTTGGAACATACCCACTCAACCTCATCTCCGAAACTAATAATCTTATGTACTCTATCTTTAATCTTCCAAGCAAAGCCTCGTCTTGGATTATCCCACTTATGTAAAACTTTTTAAGTGGCTTGTGGTGATAGAAATCTGGAGGTATGTTCTCCTTAATTTTTGACATACCATATTATACCTACTTATCTTCAAAGTCTTTGTACCTGTAATATCCCTTATCGAAGTCACACTGTACCAAGAAGTCTCCCATAAACCCATTACGGTTCTTTCTAAAGGCACACTCGATAATATCGCTATTAGTTCCACGGCCCAGGGCAAGGACCCAGTCAGCATCATAGGCAATCTGTCTAGACCATGCCGTTTGGCCCAGTGTAGGGACTGTAGAGAGATCATTAACGTCATCTGGTGTAGCAGATGAGATAGCAATAATAGGAACCTCTTCACCAATAGCCATTAGTTTAAGTTCTCGTGAAAGGTTCTTCATTCGTACCGTTTCGTTATCTGACTTCTGATTAGGAGCCATCAACTGCAAATAGTCAACAATCACAAAGTCTGGCTTGTACTGGTCGATCTTTCCACGAAGAACGGATGGGTTAATTTCTCCACCCTGATCATTTGAGATGATATGAAACTCTGGTTTGCCTTGAAGATTCTTTGCATGCCATTCCTTTAGCATATCAATCTCAATCTCGCCATTACTAATCTTTCTGTGAGACCAACGGCCTTCTCCCATAATAGTGAAGACACGGTTTCTGACTTCTGTCTCAGACATCTCAAGAGAGATTACAAGGGGTGTCTTACCCTGTTTCCAGGCCTGTACAGCAAAGTACAGTGCTAACCATGACTTTCCTATACCTGGATATGCCAGGAAGACTCCTAACTGCCCTGGCATAATTCCAGATGGCAGGTAATTATCAAATCCTGGCAAGCCAGTCTTGATGCCAATATGACCTAGTGCTTGTTGCTTCTTTACATTTTCAAAGTAAGCAATCGCAGACTCTAGATCTGTTACATCAATATCACGAATAGCAGCAGTATTCTTTTTTAACTCTGAAGTTTTTGTAATCAGACCTTCCAAAGCCTTGCTGCCCTCACCCTGCTGAACATCTGTTGCAGCAGACCTTAAAATATCTTTTAGACTATCTCGTAGATACTCTCCCTGCAACTCTTCAAGATGATGCTTTGTAGCACCGACACCTGGCACTGGATCAAAATCACGAAACTTTTCTCTTACCAAATCTACGGGAGGCAGTGACGAGTTATTCTCAAAATAAAGTCTTACAAAATTCCAAATATCTCCATGGGTTCTAAGTAAAGTGTCTACATTTGCCTGCAGAAGAACATGGATTTGCTTATCCTGAAGAACGGCAGTAATTAGTTTTGACTCTGTATTATTCACTTAGCCACTCCTTTGCCATTCGTCTACGCTCTGCTCTCTCTTGACTATCTTTTAGTCTATCTTTTTTTGCCTGTAATATTTTTTCTGCATTATATGCAAAATAATTCCACGATGGGGTTTCTGAAACAGTAAAATAATACTCAAGTATATCGTAGCATCCTGGGAGAGTGTAGGACTCAATAAGAGCATCAGATGCCCACTGTTCTACATTTAGATTTAGAGATGGCTTTGATTCGTACCTTGCGGTATGATACTTGCTGTATCTTGAAAGCAAAGCCATACGGTCTTTGCGTTCGGCCATTACTTCTCTTCAGCCTCAGTTTGTGCTTCTAAAATCTTGGCAGTTAGTTTGTCTTCAACAAACTTATACACACGCTCAAAAGACTGATCTACTGTCTCTCCATTACGTGAACTGTCAACAACGCCAAGATCAAGTCTTAGTGATTGAAAATTTCCTAGATTTAATGTGTACCCTAATGTTACGGATACCTTTGTTGGTTCGTTTTCCATGCTATACCCTTCGCTAAATAGATTCGCCCCAAATTGGAACAAACCGTCCATCTTCTGTTCTTCTATATGTAAGTATACCATCTCCCATTCTACGTGTCAACTCTTGCTTGCTGGGCGTAATATCATTAGTAATTAACTTATCTTTTCTTGGTCTGCCAATATGGTATGAAGCAAGTATATCACGTATCTCTCTTACTTGCGATTCTGAGTAATATGATCTTACCTGAAATCCTCTTGCTCCACCTTTTTGAGATCCCGTAGGAAACGGAATGACTCCTCGTTTCATTAATGAAGGCATATATTTTTTATGACGATTAACTAAATCAGCAGTCTGCCCTACAGTATATGCTCGCTCTCTTTTATTTTTAAAATCACTAACTAAACAACTTTCAATCTGATCTTTTGTAATATTATAAACAGACATAATGCCATTAGACTTGTTAAGATGATGTACTCTTACTAGGTCCCCGTTTAAAAACCAGACTTTTTTATTCCCTTGAATTACAGGGAGGACATTGTAGCCTTCGCTCTCAATTGTTCCCTTTTTAATAGCCATCGGCCCTCCTGAGAATTGCTTGGTGGATGAAAGAATGCTCGTGCTCCACACGACATACAGTACATTTCTAAATTATTTATCTCGGTATACTGTCTGTCTATAAACATTCTACCTTTACATTTTTTGCAAAAAATCATCAGTTAGGTATACCTATTGCAATAAGGTTAATGCCAACACTTGTTATTCCGCCAAGATTAAACTTGACTGATCCTTCTATGCTTGAAGTTGTTACGCTAGAAAGAGTAACTACGACATCTTTTCCAGCGTCAGAAGAATTTCCAATACTTACAGGCGTTGCTGTTACAATTGGAACAAACTTAAACTCGGTTGGAAAAGAGTAAGAAAATGTACGAGATGATCCAGCAGTCTGGCTTTCACCATTTGTAACTCTAACATAGCCACCAATAACTCTTGCCTCTGAAGTCTTAACGCTCTGCTTACCTGCATTTGGCGTATCAACTGTAACATACTTATTAACAGATGTAGAAGCCTGAGTCGATAAATCATTAACAGCCTTAACAATCTGATAGATGTAGGTTACGTCTAAGGGCTGTCCTCGTTCTGGTACGGGTAAAATTGCCATAATATAATTATACCAGACTCTCAGTTCCAGAATCATAAATAGTTAATGCTGAATTTAATGTTGGATTTATTGAAGATACTTGGACAACAGCCCTAACTGAAGTTGTTCCAGTTTTTAAAAATGAATAGTTGGTAGATCCAGTTGTTGCTCTATAGGTTGGCCCAGAAGAGTCAAAGCCAACAAAAACATCATAAAGTATCTGTGTAGAAAGATTTCCAGGGTCCCAACTAAGAAATAGGGTATTTCCCAACTGTCTTAAATCTCCAGTACCAGCCTCAACCTCTTCTGATTCAGTAAAAAATATTGGAGAATAAGCAGACTTTCTGTTCTTGTCCTCTGCGACTATTCTAAACCTTAAAACAGTTTTGTTATTTCCTGTCACCTTTCCTAGTGACTGTTTTTTAATAACAACATTTTTAATTCCAGGATCTGGTGTAATTGCCATAACTAAACGTCCAATGCAAATCTAAACTCTATGTAGTTTGTGGTGTTTGCTGATTTTATGATTGGCCTAGCCTGTACATTTTTAATTACAGAGTAGCCAGTTAGTCCGTACAAAGAATTTGTTGCTGTATTATTTTCAACTCTTAGAGCATCTAGACAAACATAAAAAGAGTCAGAAGGCAAATTATTTTTAGTAACAGTAACAAAAATTCTTGCCGTTGTAACTTCTGCCCAATTAAATCTTAAACTTTTGTCTAATTCCTGAAAAGTTTTACTTACTACCACATATCTATTATTTGCAAAATCATGCTTGTCTTGAGATGTTCCATTTGCGTATCCTGTGTTATCAATGTCTACTGCAAATTTTGCATATTGAACGCCTTGATTTGCTAGGTTATGAGAAAACTGTAATAGTATTTTAACATTATCGGGAACAATTGCAGGAACCTGTTGTGTTCCAGGAGTTTTATTAACAACAGAAAATGCAAGTTTAAGTTCGTCTAACGGACTATTTTTGGTAAAATCAATAGTTGTTGGATCTAAAACAATACTGTCTGACCCAGTTTGGCCAACCATGCTTCCCTGTAGATTATATCCAATCTCTGATGTATCGCCTCTCATTGCAATAATGTTATTTAAAAATCTACATCTTTCATTTAAACCAACTCTGTCTTCGTCTGTAAAGATTCTATTATCTGCATTTGTTGCAAAAACCTTGAGTGGTTGTTGGTTAGTATCAACTACATTTATAATTCCATTTGCAGAATCTCCATCCAGTGGCTCATACTTTGGTACAATATTAACAGGAGATTCCCCATCAATACTATATCTCCAATTATCTGTATCTGAAAAAGAATAAACTACCCGACTATCAAATGCTCCTGCTGATGGATTTGATGCTGCAGAAAATATGCCTACCTCAGTAATCTCATATCTTTCTTGGGTTGGAAGTTCTGCGGTCAAAACAACCTTTGACTGCCCGTCCTCATCAACAAAGCCTCTAGAAATAATAGGCATACGAATCATTTCAAATTCTAAAGACTCTTTATTTTTCATTGCTAGTAACTCGGCAGGACTAAATGAATAGTCAGAGTCAACTGGCTTTGTTCCGCAGCCTATGGCAATGTGAGATGCATAGGATGTGGTCTGCCCAACAAGGTACTTTGCCAAGATGTTTTTACCTGAATTAGTTATCATTAATTTCTCCCCTAGTATATTGTATCATCATAAGTCCCTCCAGCAGTTAATATTTCAACCTCTACCTGCTCATTTTCCTTTACGTTTACTAGATTAATCACAAGGTCTCCGCTTATTGGGTCGATGTATATAGACTTTCCATTGTAGACCTTTACTCTTTTTGTTAAGTCTGGATTAGTTCCGATCAAGTCATACCCGTTGCCATATTTTGGAAGATAGTTAGCAAGCGTTATAGCCAAAGAACTAAAGAATGAATCGGCAGACTGAAGCCTTAAAACATTGTTTGGGTTATATTGTAGGTAAAGATCTGTTAAGTTTTTGATTGGTTCATATATGACTGTCTGACCATTGACCAAATCGTGTCTTGATATTGTTGCAAGTTCAAACCCACCTATATCTTCAAAGATAAGGTCTGTCATTATTTCAATAGAAACAACCTGCTCGCCAAATATAAGTAAATCAGGGGTTGCAATTTTTACAGAACTAGATGTGCTTGTCTTGGCTGGTTTTGGAATTGCTGCTGTTGCTGGCATGTTTGTGTCTGCCATTAGATCACCTCACTCAAATATAATTGCATTTCTGGACCACTAGAACTTCTTGAAAAATCAATATTGTAGACAACAAATCTGTTAGATGAATTTGCTGCAATGTCTATTCCATTTTCTTTATAGTCTAGTGTTACTATATCTCCAAGTTGAATTGTTGGAATAGAAAATATCTTAACTCCCAAAGACTTTCTTGGTTTTGAGATTTTTGTAACAATCCATTTCATCAGTTCTGATGCCTCGTCTTGTGATTGAATATATGCAGCATCTAAAGAGAAATCTTTTTTACCATGCTGCATCCTGCTAAATTTTATATCTTCATAGTCTAGTTTAAACTTAAAAGGATTTGAAATTAGTTTATCTGCCACAAACTTTGGGTCCGACATAAGACTGTTCTTGCTAAAGTATTGATCAACCGTCAAGGTATTGTTTGACTGCTGAGTAAAAGTAATTCCTTGTATTCTTAGATAGTTTCCACTAGTCTCATCTAAGTTAAGAGCAGTATCTGTTGCATTAAATACTAGGAACTCTGCCCCGTATGAACCTGCCCTAAAGCCAGAGATAACAAACCCTTTTATGCTATTAAATGTTGGAGAAACTTTTGCAGTCAGGGCTGGGAATGCTTTATCATATCTAAAACTAAACTCTGCCACTTCTCTCATTATGCTTCCAAACTCTTCAAAATAAATATTATACTTCGGTGGTTCGGAAGATCCAATGCCAGTAAGGTATGTGTTCTGAATAAGGCCACTAAGAGCATACTTTCTAAAAGAATTACTTGCATCAATGTCAGCATCTGCAAAAATAGAATTGACCACAGTTCCTAAAGAAAAGGATGTGTTCTGAGAGTAGTTGTTGCACAAGGCATAAACATTCTCAAACATTGCTCTTGATGATCCTCTAGTGAAGAGTGCAATATTGGAGTACTCTGGCAATGGATCTGTGTCATCCACTGTCTTTACCATGGTTCCGTTTATATATAGATAGAATCTTCTTATCTTTCCTATGTTTTCGTATTCTACTGCCAAATCATATACCGTTGGATTTTCCTCAGCAAACATTCTTGATTGACCAGTGAACCTACCATCATCTACAATAATCTTAGCCAAACCTTTATATAGTGGTACTGGAATTGCCTTTCCTCCACTAGACTTAACTTTATAGAACAACACATTCTGAACATCTTGTTTTTCTCTTTCTGACAACTTGTTCAAACCAAGTGCTGCAATTTCAAAGTAATACCCGACATTAGTGGTTGGATTTAGCATTACTGCTATTCCAGCAGAACCTCCAGAGATTGTAACATTTTTATCTGGGGTAGAACCAGTTACAACATAATATGCTGCTGCTCCGTTAGCAGTTTGTCCTCGACTTTGATCGTTTTCTATTTTACCAATTAGTCTAACTCTTGTACCAAAGTGCTTATATTTCTTGTCTGTTAAAGGCTTATGCACATAAGAGATAAAGTCTCTTGGTTTATCTTTTGTTGTAAAGTTTGGTCCAGTTAAAGAAAATGCTGATGACTGCACAGACCCAGGAACTTGCTGAGTCTTTGTAGTTATTTCTCCTGTTAGAGCAGTTGACAAGAAATTTTTAATAAGTCCTGTTCTTGTTGAGGTTCTTGCTAAAGCATCTGATGCAACGCCAGTGCTTAATGTTTTTCCTGCAGCATCTATAGTTGTTACTGGAGAATCAGTCTTTGTTTCAAATAAATATTCTGAAGCCATAGAGCAGCCCTTTACGTTGTCATCAGATTTCCAATAATCAGAAATCCCAGCAGAATGCTCTACAACTGTTGTTCCAAATTGACCACGACCATGCTTTGCTACTGGACCATTCTTTAACTTTAAGACACCAGGCATCTGCTCATAGTTTGGCACAGAATAAATTCTTACAAGGCCAGTAGGGTAGATCTTTCCATTGAATGGCAACTTAGAAAAGTAGTTCTGATATTCTTCAACCGATGATATCCAGACATTACCAAACCCACTAACATTATATTGAACGGCATCATATTTTATAACCTCTCCACTAGAGTAGAAGTATCCGTTGTATCTTGTTATCCAGTATACTGCTTCTCCTAGGCTGAAGGTATTATTGATTACGATACCGTTTTTTACTTCTGG